AGGTAGTAGAATGGGATTGTATAAGAGGAGATAAGTTATGAAAATTTTAAAGTGGATATTAGGATTATTAGCAGGACTTGCTGGAATATTTGCAATGTTTGGTGGACAAAGTAAAGCAGAAATCAAAAAGAAGATAAAGGAAAATGATAAATCTATTAAAAAGAAAACTAAAGAGATTAAAAATTTAAAAACTGGTAGTGCTGCTACAAAACAAACAATTAAAAATAAACAAAAAGCAATTGATGAAATGAAAAAGGCAAAAGAACATTTTAAACCAAAAGATGTAGGAGCTAAAGAGGCAGTGGATTTTCTTAAAAAATATGCTAAGAAAAAAGGTAAATAATACATATTAAAACTGATACACATGATGACTTGGAGAAACTAATGAGAAAAGGTGGTAGAAAAAAATATGCAGGTGGATTATTAAAAGGTCCATCTCATGAGCAAGGCGGAATACCCGCAGTTGTTGGTGGAAAGTATCCCATTGAACTTGAAGGTGAAGAGTTTGTAGTAAATGCAGATGCTGCTAGAGCTGTAGGAACACCATTTTTAGAAAAATTAAATAGAACACAATCACCATATCATTCACAACCTGGATTTGGAAAAGGTGAATTACCAGGAAGTATGTATAAAAGAGGTGGTAAAATTGGGAGAAAAAAAATGAGAAAAGGTGGAAGACCTCGTGGAAGACGAATGCAAGCTGGTGGACATACACATAATATAGACCCAGACGCTATGGTGTTTGCATCAAAAGCATCAACAATGCATACTCATTCATCACCAGGTGCAGGCGCATCATATATAGGACAAGCGGGTCCATTTGCTTGGGCTGGTGCACAACAAGGTCAAACACAAGGACCACATATACATCCTGGTGTTTCAGGACCAAGAAGAAAACGAGGTGGTAAAGCAAATAACAATGGGAGAAATAAAATGAGAAGAGGTGGAAGACCTGTTACACGAAGAGCGATGAGAAGAGGTGGAAGACCTGTAGCAAGAGCAATGAGAAGAGGTGGAAGACCTGTTACACGAAGAGCGATGAGAAGAGGTGGAAGACCTGTAGCAAGACCAATGGCAAGAGGTGGAAGAATTCGTGGAAGAAGAATGCAATCTGGTGGTGGAATTAGTGGTAATGGTGGTGGCACTATACTTAGAGCTGAAAATCAAGCTTGGAGATGCCCCACAGGATCAAAAACTATAAGTGCAAATTGTGTTGAAATAACAACACTTCTTCAAACACGACCATAGGAGAAATTAAATGGCTAGAAGAAGATTACAAAGAGGTGGTAGTACTTATACGGGTAGGAGAAGTATAGGTGGAAGAAGATATGGACGAGTATCGAGAACTACTGGTGGAAATCAAACACCCATGCGAAGGAATAGAAGAAGAAGGCCGGGAAGAGGTACACCCCGTCCCCCTAGATTGAGAACTGGTGGAAGAATGCAATATGGTGGTAGAACAACATCTATTGTAAACGGAAGTAGTGGCACTATACTTAGAGCTGAAAATCAAGCTTGGAGATGCCCTGCAGGATCAAAAACTATAAGTGCAGATTGTGTTGAGGAAACTACACTTCATCAGTCTGGATATGGTGGAACTAATTATGGAACACAAAAACGTTCCCATAAAAGAAGAAGAAAGATAAGACCAGCGAGAGAAGGTAGACAATTTGGTGGACCTATTAGACGTAGAAGATAAAAATGTTTAAAAAGTATCTAACAATACTAATACTTTTTTCATCACTTCTTTTTTCACAAACAACTTATGAGTTTACTGAAGAAGAGGTAATGACATTTTATGCCTCAATCCAAGAACTTGAATTTAAAGATAGTGTAAATACAGAATTGATTGAAAAACTTGAAAATCAGATATATATGTATATACAGTTATCAGAGAATGATAGTTTATTGGTATTGAAACAAGATGAAAAGATTTTATTATTAGAAGAACAAGTAGAACTATATAAACAACTTCAACCAAAATGGTGGGAAAAACCATTATGGTTTAGTTCTGGTGTAGTGGCAATATTAGTACCAACTTGGATATTAGGACAATTTAAATAAAATGAGTCAAAACGTAAAACAAATAATAAAAAGAGAATATTTGAAGTGCGCTTCTGATTCAGTTTATTTTATGAGAAAATATTGCACAATTCAACATCCTCAACGTGGTAAAATAAAGTTTGATTTATATGATTTTCAAGAAAAGGTTTTGGGTGAATTTTTAGATAATTCATATAATATGATACTTAAATCAAGACAGTTGGGTATATCTACCTTAACTGCTGGTTATTCCTTATGGACAATGTTATTTAATAGTGATAAAAACATTCTTGTAATCGCTACAGATAAAGATACTGCTAAAAATCTTGTAACAAAAGTAAGAGTTATGTATCAAGGATTACCATCTTGGTTAAAAGTAAAGGTGGATGAAGATAATAAATTATCATTAGTTTTTTCTAACGGTTCAAGGATAAAAGCAGTATCATCTAATACAGATGCTGCTCGTTCAGAAGCACTTTCTATTTTAGTTCTTGATGAGGCAGCTTTTATAGATAAGGTTGATGATATATGGACAGCTGCTCAACAAACATTAGCAACTGGTGGTGATTGTATAGTTCTTTCTACACCAAATGGTGTTGGTAATTGGTTTCATAAACTGTGGGTGGATTCTATGGATGGATTAAATCAATTTAGTGCAATTAAACTTCACTGGACAGTTCATCCTGAAAGAACTCAAGAATGGAGAGATCAACAAGATTTAGATTTAGGACCATCAAAAGCATCCCAAGAATGTGATGCTGATTTTTTATCTTCTGGTAATTCTGTTGTTGATTTGAAGATATTAGAATGGTATAAAGAAAGTCAAGTTATAGAACCAATAGAAAAAGCAGGTATGGATAGAAACTTATGGTTATGGAATTATCCAGATTATTCTAAAAGATATATTGTTGTTGCTGATGTTGCAAGAGGAGATGGGAGTGATTATTCAGCTGCTCAAGTATTTGATTTGGAAAATATTGATCAGGTAGCAGAATATAAAGGTCAATTATCTACAACAGATTATGGAAACTTTTTAATTGAATTAGCTACAAGGTATAATGACGCTTTACTTGTAGTTGAAAATAACAATGTGGGTTGGGCTACAATACAAACAATTATAGATAGAGGATATAAAAATTTATTTTATCAGTCGAAAGATTTACGATATGTTGATGTAGAAAATCAGGTGAATACTAATAGATATAGAGCAGAAGATAGAAAAATGGTTGCTGGATTTTCAACTACACCAAAAACAAGACCTTTAGTTATTGCAAAAATGGAAGAATATACACGAGAAAAATTAGTTAAAATAAAATCACAAAGACTTATTGATGAATTATTTGTATTCATATATAAAACGGGAAATATAAATTCAAGAGCAGAAGCAATGCAAGGATATAACGATGATTTAGTTATGTCTTATTCAATAGCATTGTGGGTTAGAGATACAGCATTGAGATTACAGACAGAAAAAAATGATCAACAATTAGCAATGATGGATACGATGTTGGATATGAATGGTAATCGACCAGACCCCACCGCGGGATTTCAATCTGGAAAACTTGGAATGCCAGCAAAAAATCCATATGAAATGGATATAAATGGTGAGAAAGAAGATCTCACATGGTTATTAAAATAATAAATAAGAGGTAAAAATGGCAGAAAATGAAAACATATTAACAAGGTTAGGAAAACTATTTAGAAGTAATATAATAGTTAGAAAAACAGACGATGGTCAATTAAAGGTAAAAGATGTTGATTTTGCACATACAGCATTAACATCAAACTTTATTGATAGATATAATCGTATTATGCAGGGTGGTCATTCAAGTTGGGGACAAAAGTATGCATCTGCTCAGAACAAGAGAAATGCATATGAAACAAATAGAACAGAGTTGTTTAGAGATTATGAATTGATGGATAGTGATCCAATCATATCATCGGTATTAGATATTTATTCAGATGAAAGTACAATAGATAATATAGAAGGTGAAATACTATCTATTAAAACAGATAATACAAAGGTTGCAAAAATACTTCATAATCTTTTTTATGATATATTAAATATAGAATTTAATTTATGGTCTTGGATAAGAAATATGACTAAATATGGTGATTTTTTCTTAAAATTAGATATTCTTGATAAGTATGGTATTGTTAATATAAAACCACTATCACCATATGATGTTTTTAGACTTGAAGATCATGATCCGGAAAACCCAAAACTTGTTCAGTATGAATTAACTGACGGTAGTAGTATGGGGGCGGGGGAAGGAAGTAGAGAATTAATTGAAAATTATGAAATGGCTCATTTTAGATTAATATCAGATTCTAATTATTTACCATATGGTAAATCTCAATTAGAAGGTGCTAGAAGAGTGTGGAAACAATTAACTCTTATGGAAGATGCCATGTTAATTCATAGAATGATGAGAGCACCAGAAAAAAGAGTATTCAAGATTGATGTCGGTAATATACCACCAGCAGAAGTTGAAAATTTTATGAATAAAGTCATTAATAAAATGAAGAAAATACCTGTTATTGACCAAAAGACTGGTGATTATAATTTAAGATATAATATTGAAAGTGTTACAGAAGATTATTATTTACCTGTTCGTGGTGGTGACAGTGGAACTTCGATAGATAGGTTGGATGGTTTAGGTAATGATGGTGCTATTGATGATATTGAATATTTAAAAAATAAATTATTAGCAGCTCTTAAAGTTCCAAAGGCATTTCTTGGATATGAAGAAGGTATTGGAAGTAAAGCTACACTTGCAGCTGAAGATGTTCGTTTTGCAAGAACAATAGAAAGATTTCAAAAAATCCTTGTTGCAGAATTAACAAAAATCGCAATAGTTCATTTATATACACAAGGATTCGAAGATGCGGAACTACTTAA